GTTGCTCGTGAATCAGAACACCCTCGTGCGTTTGAAGTGTTATCAGGTATGGTCAAAAACATATCCGATGTCAACGATAGACTGATGGATCTGAATAAGAAACAAAAAGAAATGTTAGAACCAAGCAAGAATCAAGCAAAGCAGATCACCAATAACAATGTATTTCTCGGTAGCACAACAGACTTACAAAGGTTGCTACATAAAGTAGAAGATGAAAAGGTGATAGAAATTGACTCAAGCAATTCGAATGCAGAATGAAACATATCAATATAACTCACTAGTAAAAAGAGATGGTGTAGTTCAGGAGTGGACCACAGAGGAGGTCCAAGAATATGCAAAGTGTATGGCAAGTCCTTCGTATTTTGCGGAAACATATGTCAAAATTATATCACTCGATAAAGGTCTCGTTCCGTTCGATCTTTACCCCTATCAAGAAAAGATGTTCGAGCATTTTAATAGCAATCGTTTTACTATTATTCTTGCTTGTAGACAGAGTGGCAAATCTATTTCGTCTGTCGCCTACTTACTCTGGTATGCAATCTTCAATCCCGAAAAAACAATCGCAGTCCTCGCAAACAAAGGTTCCACTTCGAGAGAGATGCTTGGACGTGTTACTCTCATGTTGGAGAACCTTCCTTTCTTTTTGCAGCCCGGTTGCAAATCTCTTAACAAAGGGTCTATTGAATTTTCTAATAATTCTCGGATTGTTGCTGCTTCTACCAGCGGGTCTTCTATTCGTGGTATGTCTGTCAATTTGCTCTATCTCGATGAGTTTGCTTTTGTTGAGCGAGCAGGTGAATTCTATACTTCCACCTATCCGGTTATCTCTTCCGGTAAAGACACGAAGGTTATTATCACGTCTACGGCAAACGGTATCGGGAATATTTTCCACAAAATCTGGGAAGGAGCGGAGCAAGGAACGAACGAGTTTAAATCCTTTCGAGTAGATTGGTGGGACGTTCCAAGTCGAGACGAAGCATGGAAACAAATGACAATTGCCAACACTTCGCAATTGCAATTCGATCAAGAATTTGGTAATACTTTTTTCGGAACAGGAGACACCCTAATAAACGCAGAAACGCTTTTGTCGTTAAGATCAAAAGCGCCCCTGCGGGTACTAGAGGGTGGTCTTATGTTAGTTTACGATGAAACTCGGCCGAGTCACGAGTACATCATGACCGTTGATGTCTCGAAAGGAAGAGGACAGGACTATTCTACGTTCACTGTTATTGATATAACGACCAGACCCTTCAAACAGGTTGCTGTGTACCGGAACAACACTATCTCTCCAATACTCTTCCCTAATATTATATATAAGTACGCAACTGTCTACAACAATGCTTATGTCGTTATTGAAGCAAATGATCAGGGTGCGGTAGTCTGCAATGGTTTATACTACGATATTGAATACGAACATGTCCACGTTTCATCTACAGTAAAATCTTCTCACATCGGGGTTGAGATGAACCGTAGAACTAAACGACTTGGTTGTTCTGGTATCAAAGATCTCATGGAGTCCAGAAAATTAGAGATAGTAGATGAGCAAACCATCATGGAAGTTTCTACCTTTATTCTGAAAGGTCAGTCTTATGAGGCGGCAGAAGGCAATCATGATGACTTGATGATGAACTTGGTAATGATGGGATACTTTATACACACTGAGTTTTTCCACAATATGACAGATATCAATCTCAAAGAGTTGATGTACCAAGAACGAATGGACGCTATAGAAAATGATGTTGTACCTTTTGGTTGGATAGATGACGGTAGTGATCATATTGAGATGATAGAGTCTCAAGAAGACTTCGAAAGAAAACAATGGAGTGTTTGGGCACCTGCTGACCCTAACGACAGTTGGTAAAGTTTCGTTTATTATAAATAAAAGCATTGAGATATTACTCGTATTATGTTTTCTTATCATAGGTAAAACGAAAAGGACACGACTATGGCAAATCAATTCGCGTCTCCAAACATAACCGTAAAGGAAATCGATCTTAGTGGCGTAGTGCCATCAGTCGATACTTCTACTGGAGCGTTTGTAGGAGACTTCAATTGGGGACCAATTGAGCAACCAGTCTTAGTTTCTAACGAAGCAAGATTGGCAGAAATATTTGGCTCACCCATTTTATCAACAAAATCATCAGTTGACTTTCTGACTGCTGCCTACTTCCTAAAATATGCTTCAACGATGTATGTCGTTAGAACACAGCAATCTGCGTTGAATGCTGCATTGGTAGGTACGGGCACCGTTACTGGCGTAACAGTAGCAGGAACTAACAATAACTACACTAATACTCCTGCCATCGGATTTACTGGTGGTGGCGGAACTGGTGCTGCTGCATACGCAACAATGGAAATCAAATCCATTGCTGTTGGCGATGCCGCAGGAACAGGGTACGCATTGAACGAAACTTTCCAAGTAGACTTGGGGACAGGTTCTAATGCAACCGCACGAGTTAGCAGCGTAAGTGCTGGCGGTGTTGTTACGGGTGTAGTACTTACTTCTGGCGGTGGTTTCACAGGAACTTTATCAGCAGTAAACGAAGCAACTACAATCAATGCCAGCGTGGCAGGGGATAATGGTCTGACCGTTGATGTTACGGTTGGTATCAAGACTATCACTATCACAGATATCGGATCTGGTTATGCTACCGTTCCGACTGTAACTCAAACACCAACAGGTAACGGTACTCTGACTGCTGTCGTTTCTACCACAGGAACATTAGTCAAGAACTCTGCTGATTGGGAATACAAGAAATCTGCACTCGCATCAGAGCAAATCATTGCTAAGTATGCTGGGTCAGTAGGCAACAGTTTGAAAATTTCTGTATGTCCTGCTCTTGGTTCTGGGTTTGCTTCATGGGCATATAAAGATGAATTTGATGCTGCTCCTGGTACTTCCGCTCATGTATTAGCACTTGCTGGTTCTAACGATGAATGCCACGTTGCTATCATTGATGAAGATGGTGTTATTTCAGGTACTCCGGGTGTCGTGCTCGAAACGTTTTCCTTTTTATCTTTAGCAGGCGATGCTAAAACAACAGACGGTTCATCAAATTATATTATTGATGTACTGAGTAGCAAATCTAATTGGGTATGGGCAGCAGATATTGCTAACTTTACCGAACTTGGTAATGCTTCTGCTGCATTCACTGCTTCAACTTCAGGTAACCAAGACTACTCTTTGACGGGTGGCGCTGACAGTGCTACGATAGACGAGGGCGATGTTGCTACAGGATTTAATTTATTCAAAGATCCTGAAAACATCACAGTAGATTTCTTGATTGCTCCTGGGATGACCTCTCGCGCAGCGCAGACTACAGTGGTTTCTAATCTCGTAGCAATTGCTGGCGGATTGAGAAGGGATTGTGTAGTTCTATCTTCACCTTCACGTGACGATGTATTGAACCAATCAAGCACTACCAATATCGCTAACGCGGTTGAGGCATTCTCAAACGGTTTGGTCGCATCTAACTACTTGATCGTAGATAATAACTGGTTGAAAGTATACGACAAGTATAAAGATGCTTATCTTTACATTCCTGCTTCAAGTTCTACTGCTGGTCTATTAGCATTGACAGATCAAGTATCTGCTCCATGGTTCTCACCCGCAGGACAACGAAGAGGATTATACTTCGGTGTTACCGCACTTGCGTGGAATGCTGCAAGAGAGTATAGAGATCAACTTTATAAGCGTGGTGTAAACCCCATCGTAAACCTTCCTGGTCAAGGCATTTTACTATACGGCGATAAGACTAAAGAATCACGTCCAAGTGCATTTGATAGAATCAATGTTCGTAGGTTGTTCCTTGTAATTGAAAGGGCGATCAAAAAAGCATCGGAAAATGTTTTGTTCGAATTCAACGATGAATTTACTCGTTCAGAGTTTGTTGGTATCGTTGAACCTTTCTTACGAGAGATTCAAGGTCGAAGAGGAATTACTGACTTCCGCGTAGTTTGTGACGAAACAAACAACACGGCAAACGTAATTGATAGCAATCGTTTTGTGGCAAGCATCTTTGTCAAACCCGCACGTTCAATCAACTTTATCACGCTTAACTTCGTGGCAGTTAGATCGGGTGTCGAGTTTGAAGAAGTTGTTGGCACAGTATAAGGAGAGTCTAGATGGCAATTTTAGGAGTTGATGACTTCAAGTCAAAACTAACCGGTGGGGGTGCACGTAGTAATCTTTTCAAGGTTACACTGAACTTTCCTACATATGCTGGGGGAGATGTCGAACTGACATCTTTCCTTTGCAAATCAGCACAGTTACCTGCTTCTTCTACGGGAGTAATGGAAATTCCATTTAGAGGTAGGATTCTGAAAATGGCGGGTGACCGTACATTTGAAAACTGGACTGTTACCTGTTTGAATGATACGGGTTTTGTTGTACGTGATGCAATGGAGCGATGGGTAAACGGTATCAACGCACATAGTGCAAATACTGGTTTAGTAAACCCTACCGATTATCAGACGGATCTTACTGTAGAACAGTTGGATAGGAACTCTAATATTCTGAAACGATATGATTTCAGAGGCGCGTTTCCTGTAAGTGTTGGTTCTATCGAACTCGACTATGATCAGGTAACTGCTATCGAACAGTTCTCTGTAGAGTTTGCTTATCAGTATTGGGAAAGCAATACAACAAGTTAGTAGGCATTATATATAATATGTAAGGGGGTTCAAAAGAACCCCCTTTGTCTAATTTCTAGGGTATTCCAATGGCAGATGATGTAATAAAATTATTCGGATTCGAGATAAAAAGGTCTAAGGGTTCTAAACCTGAACCTACTCTCAAATCTGTTGTACCACCAACCGATGAAGATGGGGCGGGATACGTCACTTCGTCTGCGGGGTACTTTGGTCAATACGTAAACTTGGAAGGCGACAATGCCCGAGACGTTCATGAATTGATTATGAAATACAGAGGAGTTTCTCTGAACTCTGAAGTCGATATGGCAGTCGAAGAGATCGTGAACGAATCAATCACTGCTTCGGAACTCACATCTAATGTTGAATTGTCATTAGATGAAATCGATGCTCCAACTAAAATCAAAAAAAGCATGGAGGAAGAATTCAAAAAAATTCTTACCATGTTGAAGTTCAACGATTTAGGTCACGACATTTTCAGATCGTGGTATGTAGATGGCAGAATATTCTATCATCTATTAGTCAACGAATCGAACCTAAAAGCGGGTATTCAAGAGATCCGTAACATTGATGCCGCAAAGATTCGTAAAGTAAAAAATATCAAGTCTAAAAAAGACCCTATTACAGGTGCTAAGGTTATTGAAGAGGTAGAAGAGTTTTATATCTTTGAAGAAAAACCGGGTACTAATCAAACAGGTGCTGTGAAATTTTCTCCTGATTCTATTACCTACGTGACTTCTGGTATGCTGGATGAAACGAAAAAGAAAGTAGTTTCTCACTTACATAAAGCACTCAAACCTATAAACCAATTACGTATGATGGAAGACAGTCTTGTCATCTATCGTCTTGCTCGTGCACCAGAACGCCGTATTTTCTACATTGATGTAGGTAATTTACCACGTGGTAAAGCAGAGCAATACATGAAAGACATCATGACCAAATATAGAAACAAGTTGGTCTATGATGCAAGCACAGGTGAACTCAAAGATGATCGTAAGCATATGTCTATGCTTGAAGATTTTTGGTTGCCACGTAGAGAAGGTGGTCGAGGAACAGAAATCTCTACCCTTCCTGGTGGCGACAACCTTGGTCAAATTGATGATATCATTTATTTCCAAAAGAGATTATACAGATCGTTGAACGTCCCTGTTCAGCGATTAGAACAAGAAGCAACTTTTTCTCTGGGACGAAGTGGCGAAATTACTCGTGATGAAGTCAAGTTTCAAAAATTCATTGACAGACTTCGCCGTAAATTTTCACAAGTTTTTCTGAGTATTCTTCGTAAACAACTTTTACTGAAAGGTATTATTACGGAGCAAGATTGGGACGATTGGAAGAATGATATCGTCGTAGATTTTGTTAGAGACAATCACTATGTTGAACTGAAAGAAGCAGAGATCTTACGTGACCGTATGGGTCTTATGTCTGAAGCAACGCAATTTGCTGGTGAGTACTTGTCTAAAGAATGGATTTGGAAAAATATTTTACGACTAGATGAAGAACAAATCGAAGAAATAAAAAAACAGATAGATACAGAAGTTGAGGACGGTGAGTTTGACGGTACCCCAGGATCAGAAGAGGTTGCTCAAGCACCAACTCCTGTCACAGTAGTTGACGAACCACCTAAAAAACCAGAATCCTCTGAGGATGATCCGGTAAAGAAAGATCCTGTGAAAAACGAAGTGTATATCCCGTCACAAGAAGATGAACTTCTCGAAAACATGACTCGGTTTATGAGCAAATTGAATGAGCAAGATTAGTCCTGTTGTAACTACCGCATTTGGTATAGCACATACGGAAAAGCGGATAGGACAGTTAGAAGAAAAATGGTTTGACATCATAAGTGAAGTCGAAACTATACGTGGTCCTGCGGGTCTAGACGGAAAGCAGGGTCCGAAAGGAGATAAAGGTGTCAAAGGAGATCGAGGAGATACTGGTGAACAAGGAATTGCCGGTGCTGACGGAACATCAGGACGTGATGGCATTGATGGCAAAGACGGTGAGAGAGGTGAAAAGGGAGAGACTGGAGAACAGGGATTACAAGGTCTTCAAGGACTCAAAGGCGATAAGGGCGATATCGGACCTATGGGTGAAACTGGTCCGCAGGGTGAAAGGGGACTAACAGGTGATACAGGAAAGACCGGAGCCAAAGGAGACACTGGAAAAACTGGTGAGCGGGGCAAAGATGGCGCTCAAGGCGTTGCTGGTCCAAAGGGAGACGTGGGGTTACAAGGCGTCCAAGGAATACAGGGTCTCAAAGGAGACAAAGGAGATACTGGACTACGTGGAGAAAAGGGCGAACGAGGAGAAACTGGACCTCAAGGAATCCAAGGTGAGGCAGGACCAGACTATAAAGAAAAGTTTGAAGAAGCACTAAAACAATTCAACGAACAGTTGGTTGAGAATAGAGATACAGTCAACTCAAACTTAGAAAAACAGATTCAACAGATCAACCGTTCACTCAGCACATTGGGTGGCGGTGGTTCTTATAAGATACTTGATAATGCGGATGTTGATAAAACACGTTTGTCAAGTATCGTTGGTGATAGTATTTTGATATACAACCCAACGAAAAAGAAATTTGTAGTAGAGTCTTTTCAGTCTATTATTGATAGACTTGAAATTACAGTAGGAGCAGCATTGGAAGTGCAATACGATAAACTAGTAGACGAAGTGCCAGCAGACAACTACACCTATGTAGGTGAAGCAGTTCCTGGCACTACTAAGAGTCAGGCGCTCTGGCGTATCAAGAGGGTGTTTGAAGCAACCGATGACTGTGATTTAGAAATCTTATGGGCAAACGGCACAGCAGATTTTGATAAAACTTGGAATGATCGTGCAACTTATACATACAGTGCAGATTAATTCTTATAAATAAACGTAATATTTACTTTCTTTGTCATGTATAATTGATTAAATTTAAAACGAGGAAATTAT